GGCCACGATAAACGTTGTCAACTGGTCGCTGAACGACGTGATCCCCTACGGAGCTCCTTTCTACTACTACCAAGGCCCTTTCCCTTATCCGCCGTGTACGGGCGGGGGCGGCGGAAACCATATCGTAGTATACGGGTCGGAGGTCGCCGGCAATATGAGCGCAGCGGATATGGAAACGCTGCAGCGGTTAGTCTCGGCTTCGGCAGGGCTTGCGGTGATCGCATCCCCGACTATAACTCTGATGTACAACAAAGTAGGCGCCAGCAATCCTGCAGGCAGCGGCGACCTGTACGACATCTACATGGACTGTGACCCCATAACTGGGGTGGGTGCGGAGGCAGCAGTGGCAGGTAGCTCAGGTTCCGCAGTCAAAGGAGGGATCGGGAAGGTGAATGCGAAGCTTAACCTGACCCAGTCCTTCGAGAAATACGCCAAGAGCCCTGTGGGTGTCTTCACCTGGATCATCCTCGGTCTTCTACTAGTGTACCTGTTTTCCAAGTATATGCTACCAGCCCTGGCGAATAAGCTGAAGCACGCCCTTCCTGCCAGTGGCGAAGGGGTGAAGTAGCGCGATATGATCATAGAGACAACGTCCGTATGATCAAATTAATGGCTGATGCGGGCAGCGTCGAAAACAGGGTCCTGCACTGGCCTGTAAGGGGCTTTGCTTGGCTGTTTGAGGTTGAAGCTATAGGGGATTTGGCTCGCAATCACGGCTTCCTCGACGGTGGGAGGAAACTGGTTTAGCCGTGTCAAGGTGTTTGCCTTCTTCCTCTCGCTAGGGACGTGCACATGCACGGGTGGAGGCGTCGCTCTCTCCGACCTCTTGACGAGCTCGTAGGCCGCCACCAGACCCAATACGCCGACCAGGGGGTGAAGGAAAAACATGTTGAGGGCCATGACGAAGACGATAATCTTCCCGATCGCTGTATTGACTACATCCGCGAGTTCGTCCGGTACACCGGCGCCCGAAATAATAAACACTGCGAGCAGTCCAGCCAATACATAGTTATGCTCATTTCCTTTTAGCAGGGAGGATCCAGTTGCCATATACCATAATGCTAGATTTTTATTCTCGGAAATTGAAACTAATGAACCTAAAGTACCACCTCGAACATAACGAATGGGAGATGAAGTCGCTACCTATCTGGGGGCTAAAGGCTATACCATTCTCAAGGAGTGCCTTGCCGTGGAAGAGCAGGAGGCCATACGCCGTGACCTCACAGTCAAACCGTTTGTCCCTAAAAGTTCCATGGCCAAGCCGAGCCCCTTTCCTGTGTATCGCGAGTCTCGGAAAAAGTTCTATATACCCCGCTTCTACGGATGCGAAACATATGGGCGCCCCGACGCTTCGCGGATCGGGGACGGGGAGGCAATAGATCTGGAGTTCCAGGGGAAGCTTAAGCCCATACAGCGCCCGATCGTCAAGAAATATCTGGAATGGGTAGCCCATGAAGGCGCCGGCCTCCTCGAGCTGTATTGCGGTATGGGCAAGACCGTCATGGCCCTCTGGATAATTGCCGCTCTGGGCCGCAAGACGCTGGTGTTGTCCACAAGGAATTCCTGTTACGCCAGTGGGAGGAGAGAATTGCCCAGTTCCTCCCGAACGCGCGTGTAGGCCGCATACAGGGGCCTAGGGTTGAGACTGAGGACAAGGACATCGTCATTGGTATGCTCCAATCGCTGTCGATGAAAGACTATGGCATCGAGACATTTCAGCAGTTCGGGCTGACGATCATCGATGAAGTGCACCACATTGCCGCGGAGGTCTTCAGCCGCGCTCTGTTCAGGATAGTTACGCGCTATATGCTCGGACTTTCCGCTACTATGAAACGTAAGGATGGTCTGACGCACGTCTTCAAGATGTTCCTAGGTGATGTCGTCTGCAAGAAGGAGCGCAAGGGGAACCATGCCGTCGTCGTAAAAGCAATAAACTTCCTGAGTGACGAGCCCGAATTCTCGAAGGTCGAATACAACTGGCGTGGGCAAACGCACTACGCCATCATGATCAAGAAGTTGTGCGAGTTCAACAGGCGTAGTGAGTTCGTTCTCCGTGTCCTATGCGACGTCCTGCAGCAAGGCGCATCTCAGCAGGTTATCATCCTGGGGCACAACAAGAGCCTCCTCAAATACCTCCATGACGCTATAAAGCATCGCAGTATTGCCTCCGTTGGCTTCTACGTCGGCGGCATGAAGGAGAAGGATTTGAAGATAAGCGAGACGAAGCAGGTGATAATTGCCACCTACGCTATGGCAAGTGAGGGGTTGGACATCAAAACGCTCACTACGCTGATAATGGCTACCCCCAAGTCGGACGTGGAGCAGTCGGTGGGGCGTATTCTTCGCGGGCACAACAGCAAGCCTCTGGTCGTCGACATCGTTGATAAGCACGGGATATTCCAACGCCAATGGATAAAGAGAAGGCGTTGGTATAAGAAGCAGAAGTTCCGCGTGCTATTGACGGATAGCGCGCGTTACGGAAAGAACGAGTGGGAAGAAGTGAAGGGCAGGGGCAAGATGCCCAGCCACACTAACGTAAGTGGGGCCGAGGGGATCCTGAGGGGCATGTGCTTGCTGAAGGCCGACTAACGCTTTCCCCCTGCGCCCCCGAAGGGCACCGGCGGGGCCGCCGCGTCGTAGACGCCAGTCGGGTGTCCCTTTCCTGTGAAGTGGTTGTAGTTGTCTACGCACGTGTCGATGATTTTGTAGGTTGGTGGTTGTGCCAGTTGCCCCGGCCACGAGCCGCCTGCTGGCCCGTTCGGTGTGACCATCGTTCGCGCAAGCGGAACATTCGACTGGTATTGGTGGTAGCCGCCCCGCTGTGTTCTCCTACGCCTGCGCCTGCGCTTACGCCTCGCGGTGCGCTTCCTCCCTGACCGCCGCCTGGTCCGCTTCCTCTTGCGCCGCCGCCTGCCGGCGCTCTGCCCAGTGAAGCCAGGCCCCGCCGAGGAAGGAAGCATGCGAAGGTTGGCGTGCTCTATGTCCCAGCCGAGACCACGAAACACACTGCCTCCCCGCTTCCTCCTAGTGCGACGGCGCTTCCTCCCCTTCTTCCGCCGCCTACGCCTGCCGGCACTCTGCCCAGTGAAGCCAGGCCCCGCCGAGGAAGGAAGCATGCGAAGGTTGGCGTGCTCTATATCCCAGCCGAGACCACGAAACACGCTGCCTCCGCGTCGCCTCCTTGTGCGGCGGCGCTTCCTCCCCTTCTTACGGCGTCTCCGCCCACCGCCGACGCACTGCCGCCGCGTGGTAGCGGTCATGACAGGGTATCCTGATCCGGCAACTTGGGCATTGTACTTGGCGTCGCGTGGCAGGTAAGCGTATCCCACAGCGCCTGTCTGGTTGAGCTTATCCACCAGGGATGCACCACCTTTTTGTCCTAAAGTATGGACACTCCCCGCGCCGTGCTTGAAGGCGGGATGAAGGCCGCAGTTTCTGTACTGCGTAGAGGGTGTTCTTCCGTAGCCCATCCCCCCATGCGCCGCCTGGCCTGCGCCGGCCGGCGTCATCCCGTAGCCCCCGCCGCTCTGGCGCCCTGCCACACCGGCGAGGAAGCTGCGCACGCCGCGCCTTGCTGCCGACGCCTGGTTCCTGGCTGTCGGGAAATTTCCCTGAGCGTTGGGGTACAGGGGCTTGCCGTCCGCGCCCAACGCGCCGCCGGCTTGGCCGACGATACCATGCCCTTGCACTATACCGCAGGCCGTTGAAGCAGGCTGTGTGACAGCATGAGCCTGGCAGGAGCATCCGCCGCAGCCCTGAAGCAAACCTTGATTGGAGCTGAGGAATCCCCCCGTATGGGCATTATTCCTGTTAACGAGCATTATATATATACTATACGGCGATTTTTTTTCGAGGGCGCTGCTTGAACGCGCCATCTTTCCCCGGGATGCAGGGGCGCCAGGCCTTGAACCGGGCCATGTAGATGCATCTCAGGGTCAGCTGTTTCTCGAGGTCCACGAACTTGTCGGCGCGGATGTCCTCGAACTCTTCTTCGGAATCTGATTCCTCCAATGCGTCGAGGTCTGCGTTCTCTTTTATCTTGCGAAAGAGACCATTCATGAAGACACTGGTCTGGTAATTCGGTATGCAGGCGAACCCTTTGTCGGCGCCGCTGCCCGGGTCGGACAACGCGTAGATATCAGCCTCTAGGCAGGCCCTTGCCATGAGCATTCTTTCGCGCGGCTCCTTGGCGGGAGACCACTTCTCCGTCAGGACAGCCGCGCCTCTGCGTGAAGAGCGGAACTGGAACGCATAAAGGTCGTATGGCAGATCTTCGCAGGACTTTCGCAGCGCCTCACGCGTAGGGGCGGTGATGGGCATTCCCACGACAAGGCTGTGCGGGCCGACCGCTATCTGTCTTGTATGCTGTTGTAAAAGGCGGGGGAGTGACTGTACCCGTTTAGCGAGCGGCCAACCAGTAACATCACGTCCTCTAAGAAAGAGCAGGTCCTCCGTGCTGAACAGCATAAGGTCGGAGCATGGGAACAGGGTCCCGTACATGATTGTACCTTCTCCCGAACACAGTAGTCTGTCGAATGAGCAGACGAAGGCTTTAACCCTGCTTATGCCGCGCCGCCGCCTGTCCAGTTCTAGGGTGATACAGACGCATTCACCGCGTAAATGGCGAAACCAGAGGAAGTGCTTCCTCCCGCGTGGAACCGCCATCCAGATGCCAGACTCGCGAACTTTCTTATGTGCATTCTTCTCATAAGGAAGTTCTATCTTAGGTAACTCGCGAACAATTTGCTCTTCTTCGCATCGTTTCAGGTCCATTCCGTACGTATACAGTTTTCCCTTTATCCCCCTTTAAATGGTCTCGCAGTTGCTACCGAAAGACCCTGCTCCGCACAACGGGTTATGGAAAGCGTCACCGTCTGCCGTCGGTACCTTCATTCCTGGCGAGGGTTTCTCCTTTGACAGTTTCTGAAGATAGTTCTGTAGTTCAGTTTTCATATCCCCACCAGCCTTTGCATCTTCCTTCGTCTGTGGGTTCTTGAGGGACTTGTAGATTTCTTCGTACTGGCTTTGCGGTTTGTTCACTAAATCCTTAATCTTCGGGACGGTCAAGGTGTCCCTGAAGAATATGTATATATAATGGACCAATATAATCATGACGGCAGAAATGACCGTCTGTTTGATTACCCACAGTAGCATTACATATGAGCGACATTAGTTTAGGCGTGAAAGGAACGAGCTTAGCTCCTCCTTCAGAGAGGCATCTTCGGGCCTGAGCTTCGTGAGGAAGTAAAGATCATGGATTCGCCCCTGTGCTTCCTCGATTATCATGGAGAGCCGACGGGATAGCCTATAGTTTGTCTTCTTGATATGCAAGGCACAGTGGGCGAGGGGTATGTGTCCTGTGCACTTCTCCCGCACCCAGCGTGGCGTATCGTAGAAGAGGCTGAGGCCGAGCAAATAGTCGCCGCGGCACCCTGACTCGCCATCTTGGAGTTTGAATCTGTAGGGCATCGCCTTCTGGAGGCGGTACTGGCCATTCAAGGTTAGGAGAACTTGTTCTTCGCTGGTCGAAAGGGGTAACGTGGCAAGCCACGGTCGGCTTATACGCCTATGGTCTATTGGGATACGGTACCGCATTATCCTTAAGACCTATAAACCATTTAAACCGATTCGCGAATGCTTGGTATAGAAATGGTCAAGGTAGTGTTCATCAGTCGGACGGGAGACGCTAGGACAGCAAACGTAAGGGACCTGAAGCTGGCGACTCTTCACAAAAAGTGTAAGTTCAGGAGTTCGGCTCACTTCGGGAAGCGCGCCACGTGGAAACATGGGGATCGCTTTGTGACGCTGTTCGCGAAGGACTCAGGGTCGGCGGGTACAGAAAACAAATGCGATATGCCCCCGCCGGTCGATAGTAGCCTATTCTTCGGCACTATGCTCCTCTGCGCCCATGAAGGGTCTGAGCTCGAGGACGGCGGTGGCGCAGACTTTACCAAGGAGGCGTGGAGCCAACTCTACGACAAACTATTCGGCGGGTTCGACGACCTGGGCGAGGAGGAGGAAGAGGAGGCAGAGGAAAGCATCCCTGCAGGCATGGCCACGAAGGGCGGGTACAGCAAGGAGAGTGGCTTCGTGGTGGACGACAGCGACAGCGTTTCTGTCGGCAGCGCCAGCACAGACGAGTCTGAATTCTCGGCCAAGGAGACAGACGACAGTGACGCCAGCGACGTCGACGAAGAGGAGGAGGAGAAGGACTATGGCGAAAGCTCTATCGAGTCGGATGCCGGCGCGTCAGATGGAGACGAAGAGGAGGAGGAGGAAATAGCTGCGAGCGACGACGGTGTGGATGCGGACGCAGGCTCGGAGCTCGTAGAAGAGGAATACAGCTATCCTGAAAATTGAATAGAGCGATATCCCGGTGGTGTATTTAGAGAGAAGATGGAGATAACCGATCCAGGAAAGTTTCGTTCGGGTGTAAAGTCTAAGCTGTTTCGGCTCATAAGGCGAAACCGGATTAGCTCGGACCTAGAGCGCGGTATATTCAACTATGCCGTTAAGGAGGCGAGGGCACGTAATATAGTCAGAAAGTGGGACAACGACCTATTCGTTGCGATATATCTGGCGCGTCTGCGCACGCTCTACGCTAATCTGGACAAGGCCAGCTGCGTGGGCAGCGCGAGCCTGCTCTCGCGCATGAAGCGCCACGAGTTCGCTCCACATGAGGCGGCCTTCATGAGCCACTATGAGATGTCGCCAGACCGCTGGAGAGCGCTCATCGAGGCTAAGATTAAGCGGGATCAAAAGCTAGGAGAGGGCGACGAGGCTTCCGCATCTGAGGAGTTCAAGTGCTACAAATGCAAGAAGAGAAAGTGCTCCTACTACCAGATGCAGACCAGATCCGCGGACGAACCTATGACGACCTTTGTCACCTGCCTTCACTGCGGGAACAACTGGCGGTGCTAGGAAAAAACCTTGCCAGTATATAATGCCGACTACGAGAAAACGTCGCCGAGATCGGCTCCGTGTGCCAGGGCAGTTTGAGGCTCAAGCATGCATCTATCTAGCCTACCCTAGCAATGGCAGTTCACTCCCTGCGAGGAAGCTCCGCCCTCTCACCGATCTGCCTACCATCCAGGGAGTGCAGGCTAGCATTATAGCCAAATCCCATCGCGTCGTCCGCGTGATCCTCATTGTCAGCAATGTGGAGGAGCTGCGCAGATTTATACGAGAATACAGAGATATCCTGAAGGGCAGTAGTTTCTATTACTATGTGATCAAGCACTGCGACATATGGATCCGTGACACAGGCATGGAATTTCTGTGCAACCGGAGCCGGCAGGTTCTAGTGGACCACAACTTCCAGCTGTGGGGCTACCGCGAAGCCAAGATCCGCGGGTCATGGAAGGACTGCGATATACCGAATAAGATCCCCCGTATGGTCAGCCGCCTCCAGGGTATCCCGGTTGAGAGTTTCGTTGGACGGTACTCTGCCGAAGGCGGCAACCGATCCTTTAATGGCAAGGGTGTGTGCATCGCGAATGTTGCTGTGGAGTTGCAGCGCAACGCCCCTATGTCTCTGTGCGAAATCGAACGGTTTCTCCTGAAGGCCTATCGGCTCAAAAAGATAATCTGGCTTGTCGCAGGCGTCAAAGACGACGATATGACCAACTTCGGGCCGGTCGCGATCTCCGGCGGCGGTAAGAGGACTTACACTGCGATCGGCACCGGTGGTCACACGGACGAAGTGTGCCGCTTCGTGGGGGCGCGGAGAGTCGTTCTCGCAGGACTGGGTGGCGACTATGTGAAGAAGTACGGTTACGTCCCTTCCCAGGTGGTAATCGAAGGGGAGGCAAGATGTGCAGTCAACTACAACATCCTGAAGCGCCACAAGGTGCAAGGACGGTCCCTCGAGATAGCGCGCCTGCCTCTCCCCGATGTGGCAGAGGTGGAGGTGACAGCGGGGGACGGCGTTTACAGTCTCATACGTCAGACTGCTGCTACCCCAGTCAAAGGGGCAGTTAAGGTGGCGCCGGCGAGCAGCTACATTAACTTCCTGGTTACCAATGAACGGGTATTCGTTCCCGCCTTCTCGAAAGGGTGTAAAGTGAAGGGTGTCCGCGCACGGCTCGAGAGAACGGATGAGATGGCCCGGAAGACCTTCAGCCGCCTCTTCCCGGACAGGAAGATAGTACAGATCAATAATATGGCTTACAACGTAGGCGGTGGGGGATTCAACTGCACCTACTCGTCGCAGCCTCTCCTAGGTTTCAAGCGGAGTCAGGAGCCCAAGAACTGTGTCTATGTGGGGGACCGCCCATCTGAGGACCTGCTGAGTCGTGGAAGCTAGGGCAATTATATCTTGCCATAGTACAGATGTGTGACAAGTGCCGCGCTCGTCCCACGCATATAGGTCCTGACTGCAACTGCTGCGGGATATGGAGAAAGTCGCCAGCTGCCAAGTGGGTGCGCTGCATGAAGCCGGGTGTCTTCTGGCCTTGTCCGCCTGCCCCGAAGGCGATATCGAATGGCAATGGTCGCTCTAACGTTCTCTCTGCAGCACCTATCAATATGTCGAGCAAGATGACCGCCTCGCTCGTTTTGCAAGGTCGTGGTGGCGCAGCGCGAGGGTGGCGGACCGTGAACTGGAACCGCTGGAAAGAGGCGAAAAGGACTGCGCAGTGGAGAAGGAGCCACGGGTGTGGTGTGCCGGAGGGCTACGACTATCAGTCTCGGTGTCCCGCGGGCCCGGCGGCGTCTGCTTGCCCCTTGCCGGGGGACGTCGCGCCGTGCCAGCCATCCCCCGTGTTGCCGTTTCCCCCGGGCCCCCCATCGCGGCCGCTGGCCCAAAACGCTGGGCCAACAGGCGCCGCGCCTTGCCCTGTGCCCGCGGGAAGTGTGGGGGCCTTGGGGCCTACAGGCGCATGCCGTTGCACAATCGACGCCTCGGCAGGCGTGATCGACGTATATGCGGAAACGCCGTATAACTCCGTTTGGACGGGCCCTGCAGACGGCGAAAACTGCTGCAGCGGCTACACCAAGAGCCGTAAGCCGTTTCCTCGGAGCATGCGTGGTCGATGGAACTGGGGCTTGACGAACACGAAGATGTATCCGATCATATCCGAGTGCAAGGTCAACCCTCGCCCGTGGCCACGTTGCAGATCTTGCCCCCAAGGTTCGTCCGGAACAGTGTTCCAGACCTTTATACCAAAGAGCTCTGCCAACAGGGTCGCCTATAGGGTCCACTCGGGAAATCTGTTTCCTAATACCGCCCCTATGACCAAGAAGCAGCTGTTCTCCTATTTATCTAGGAACCGGAAGTACTTGAACCGGTAGGGTTATGTCTTCCACAAAACTATTTAGAATGCCGTTGGCCGTACTATAGATAATGTTGAGACAAGCGCTCGCATATGCTCTCGCCCTTGCCGCCCTTTTTTCGTCTCCCGCGTGCGGAGATGTATATCTTGGCCTTCATCAGCGTAACGCGGATGTCCTAGTCGAGGCCCTCGCGAATGTTTCTGATCCTGCACACGCGCAGTACGGGCAATACTGGACGCAGGCGATGATCGATGAGACCATCCTGCCGCCGCAGGATGAAACGGACTCGCTGCTGGAGGCTCTGCGCGCGGATGGTCTCATATGCAGGCAGATGAGCGCAGCGGTCCACTGCGATAACGCGCCTTCTGCGTCCGTGGATCTGTCTCTGGTGGAAGTCACCGAGGTCACGAGCCGTGCACCTAGGGCACGCCCACCCATGCGGGCGTCCCGGCGTGTAGCGGAGGGTGATGGGTACGTTGGCCGCGAGGTCATGGTGGGCCTCTACAATATCACGTCGCCGACAGTGAAGCTGCCAGCTACCTCTGTCTGTGCTGTTGAGTACCAGGGGATCGGCGGCTTCAACCAGTCGGATCTGCTGCAACAGCAAGCCCTTAACGGGGAACCCGCCAAGAAGGTGTCCCACATCATCGGGATAAACCAGGCGCCCATGATTGAGACACAGCTCGATCTGCAGATGATGTCGCAGGTCGCTGAAAACGCGGATGTCTGGTTCTGGGGGGGCGGGCGCTGGCTCTATTCCTTCGCCGTGAATTTTTTGAATGCGAGTGTTGTACCAGATATTCTCTCTATGAGCTGGGGATGGTCAGCAAAGCAACAGTGCAGTGGCCTGGGGTTGTGTCCTCACAACATGACGTCGGCAGTCTATGTGAACCGGACTAATCTCGAGTACGTGAAGATGGGGCTCCGCGGAATTAGTGTCCTCGTCGCAAGCGGTGACGCCGGTGCGCCAGGCCGCACCGATGAGGGGTGTGTCTCGACGGGCCCGGCTGCGGGCGTTAATCCCGCTTTTCCTGGCTCCTCACCCTATGTCACCAGTGTCGGCGCCACTTACCTTGTGCCGGAAGCTGGCTCGGCAGCGCCGTGGACGACGCCGCTCTGCAAGAAGTATGGCTGCGCGCAGGGAACAACAGAAATGGGCTGCAACTTTGCCAGCACTGGTTGGACTGCCGGCGGCGGCTTCTCGATCTACAACGAGACCCGACCGCCGTGGCAGGATGCCGCCGTGGAGGGGTACCTTCACAGCCATGCCATCATGCCTCCTTCGTTTCCCCGAGGCGCTCGCGGCTACCCCGACGTCAGTTCCCTGGGACATTTCTGCCCGGTGGTGACTGGGGGATCTCTCATGGGTGTAGACGGAACAAGCTGTGCCTGCCCGGTCTTCGCGTCTATCGTCGCGCTCCTTAACGACCATCAGGCAGCTCGCGGCAAGCCTAAGCTCGGTTTCGCAAACCCGCTCCTCTACAAGGTATGGGGCGAGGATCCCACGGTCTTTAACGACATAACAAAGGGGAACAACTGGTGCACAGAGAGTGCCTGTTGCCCGAGCGATGGCGCTACAAACATGTTCGGCTACGAGGCAGCCAAAGGTTGGGATCCTGTGACGGGTCTGGGGACTCCGAATTATGGAAAGTTGCAGTCGTGGCTGGATTCCAATACAGCTTAATTTTCTTCATGCTATGATAAGAAATAGCATGAAAGATACAGCCATCGACTTAGTAGTCGATGAGCTCCAGGTCGGAGACGCGCCAGTATTCGCTGGCTCCGTTTGGCAGAGGTCGCCTTATGATGAACGGCACCTTCTTCTGTTTGAGCTCCTCCTGGGCGATTGCATATCCGTCGATCATATCAGCAGGCACCTCTACGAAGGGGTCAGCACCGTTGTTCAACTGCTTTGAGCGCAAGCCGAGTACTCTTGCACGCTCATATCGGCTGAGGACTGGCAGAGTCTTATGGAGCGGGTCGACGACATCACCGTTCTTGGCCCGCACTACTACGGCCTGGGCCAGGATCTCGCTGAAGTTTGCCTGGGCCACTTCAGGATGAAACTCTAGGAGATAGTCCTGGTCAACGTCATTCTCCAACCTGATCATGGCCTCATCTTCTTCTTCTTCTTCTTCGTCCGCGATGTCGCCTTCTCCACTATCTTTATCTGCCGAGCTACCGTCGCCCAAGGCAGGCGCGTCGATGTTCAGCTCCGGAATTGGCTCGGCACCCGTCGAGGCGGTATCTTCAACTTCCTCGCTGCTAACGAGACTTTCGATATCTTCGCTGTCGCTCATTCTCTTATAGTCTGAGGAGATTCTTTAATACCCCTTCAATTTTGCTAGCTATCAGCACTCTTCCAGACGGTGTCACACTCAGTGCACACATATACGAAGCGCATATTCGCATCGTCGTAGCGGAGATAGAGGACCCGTCCGTCGCCGCCGGATGCTGTGGGGCAGTCTGCATTCGGACAAGGGATATTCTTTGCCGTCGGCAGCGTCGGATCTAACTTGGTGTACTCGTTTATCAGGTGATCGAAGGTTGCCGTGCTCTTGCGAATGTGCGTCTTGGAGACGCACACGCTAGTGAGGTCTGCGGTGCTCTCGTCATCCTCGTTGCCGCATTTGCGGCAGTAGTACACGAGTTTATCCTCCTCCTCCCCGGCCAAGCGGATATAGTACATATTGCTGCACACTGGACAGAACTGCATGTCGGGTATTATATAAGCTCGGGCGACTTTATTTATTTCAATTTTGGGAGAGAAGATATATGGCTAAAGATAGTTTTGAAAAGACATTCTTGTAATCAAGGGTGCACTTCATTCTGTAGATTCCCACCGACATCGTCTTACCATCCAGGTCAGAGGCTGCTAGGTCTGCCAGCCTTTTCATAATGCCATCTCCCTCCCGTAGGATTCTGGCCTTCACAAACGGAAAGAAGCTGGCGAATTCCTTCGGGAGCAGCTCGTGGCTCAATATGCGCAAGATGGCGGTCTCGTAGTTCCTGTATCGGAGGATGTGGTTGTAGGGACGAAAGTCGAGATGTGTTTCCCGAATGCCCGGCTCGTTAAGGAGGGGCTTGTCGTGGAAAAGAATGACTAAGTTCAGGAGGACGCTGCGGATCGACTGGCACGAAGTCCATTGCTCGCCCTTCCAAGTATTGAGGATGGAGAGACAGACCTTCCCTGAACGGTAGAGGTTGGGGTTGAACCTTGTGTTACCGTTTGCCGTCATAAATTGCAGCTTGGGTGGAGAGAAGGGATAGTCGCTAGGGAACTTGAACTTAAAGAAGTAGGCGCCGTCGGCATAGAGGGTGTCAGGAGGACCGAAGACGAGGGCGTAGCCGGTGAGCATATCCTCCTCGTCGTGCGCGTAGTATATCCCCTGCTCGGTAAGCGGATTCTTCACGATGTCCCTCACGTCCTTGAGGAGCCTCCTTTGGGTTGTGCTGGATATGAACACTTCTGCCTTGTCGGCCATTCTATGGTAGATATCTTTAGAAGTGTTTAAATCTGTTCGGAAGCAACATTCCTTTGTGAGCAAGTGTGGTAAGCGTGAACAAAAGTTTTTGAGCATGGGGGAGCTAAATTGATATAAAAATATCAGGCCCTAATATACTAGCAGAATGGCTGCCACACTTGATGGCATTATGAGGGGACTCAAGTGCACAGACAACAGTAGCATAACCCACACCAGGATTGGCGACCGGGCCCTCGGGATCTACGGGGGTAAGTATGCGGTAGGCGAAGAAGATCTCCCGAGCTTTCGCAAGCAGTTGCATCGCAAGGTCTTCATCGAGGGAAAGCACGAGTTCCTAACAGAGAAGCAATTACCTGACGCGGGGCCCATTCTTGTAGACCTGGATTTCCGATATAGTGCAGATCTGCTCGAGAGGCAGCACAACGATAGTCACATCGAGGACCTTGTGGTGCTCTATCTGGAGTCTCTCGCAAAGCTCGTTAAGGTCACGGAGGATGTTACCTTCCCCATATTCGTGTTGGAGAAGCCAGACGTAAACACGACAGATGAGACTATGACCAAGGATGGGATACATCTCGTTTTCGGTGTCCACTTGCAGCACGCAGCTCAGTTGCTCTTACGCGACAAAGTGCTGGCGGAGGTAGACCATATTCTCGAGGAGCTGCCGCTCACGAACAACTATGATTCGGTCCTCGATGTCGGGATCAGCCGCGGCAGCACAAACTGGCAGCACTATGGGTGCAGGAAGCCAGGGCATGAGGCATACGCTTTGGTGAAGCACTATTCGGCGCAGTACATTGCTGGACAGCCTGAGCTGGAGGAGGAAGTTCTCGACGACCCCCACCACCTAGGGATTATGGAGGCCATAAGCGCACGTAAGAAAGACAATATAGCCTTCGAGTTGCGAGATGAGGTGAAGCCGGCTTGCGCCAAGAAAACAAGTAGCATAAAGGTGAGACGTAAGCGACACAAGACAGCGGTCATACTGCGGGGAGCGGGGCGGCATATAGAGAATATTCGGTCTAAGGAACAGTTGGAGAAAGCGATCGAGGACATACTGGACGAGGCCAAACAGGGGGACGAGTACCATGTGAAGGAAACCCATATGTTCACTATGCTTCTGTCGCCGAGCCGCGCTGAACCCTACGAGGACTGGCTCAAGGTGGGGCTTGCTTTGCGGCGGACAGACTATCGGCTGTTCTTGACCTGGATGCTGTTCTCAAGCCAGTCGAGCAAATTCTCGTTCGACGACATCCCGGGCCATTACCACACCTGGGAGGGTCTCGCGCCGGACCGTATCACCGACCGAAGTATAATGTGGTGGGCCCGTGAGGATGATCCCGAGGGCTATACGGCGGTGAAGGAACAGACCATAGGGTATTACATCGAGAAGACTATCCACGAGGACACAGAGTATGACATCGCGCGCGTGCTCTACCAGATGTGCCAAGATAGTTACAAGTGTATAAACATCAAGAACAAGATATGGTATGAGTATACCGATGGTCGCTGGGCGGACATAGACTCAGGGACTACCCTACGGCGAAAACTGTCGACCCAGCTCGCGCGTGTATACAATACGAAGCAGGCAGAGATTGTAGACAGTATACACACGTGCGAGGAGGAGGAGGAGCGCATTAAACGCCAAAAGTTAGCGCAAAAGATGTCCGTGATCAGTATGAAGTTGCGGAAGACCGCGCACAAGAACAATATTATGAGAGAGGCATGTGAGCACTTCTTCGATGCGCGTTTCATGAACAAGCTAGATAAGAACCCCTATCTTCTCTGCTTCAGGAACGGTGTCGTGGATTTCGAACATAAGATCTTCAGAAGGGGACGGCCAGAAGACTATTTGTCTTTGTGCACTGGTATCGACTATGTACCCTTTGACGAGAATGATGCGGAACAACTTGCTATAGAGCGCGAGATCGTCGGTTTTATGAAACAGTTGTTTCCGCAGCCTGACTTGAACCGATATATGTGGCAACATCTGGCGTCCATCTTGAGAGGGGACAATAAAAATCAGACGTTTAACATTTATACTGGATGCGGAAGGAACGGAAAGTCCAAACTTGTTGAGTTTCTCGGGATGATACTGGGCGACTACAAGGGAACAGTGCCTATCACGCTGATCACACAGAAGCGCGGCTGCATCGGTTCGGTGTCGCCGGAGATAGCCCAACTGAAAGGCCTCCGGTACGCAGTTATGCAGGAGCCTTCCAAAGGCATGGCCATCAACGAGGGGGTAGTTAAGGAACTGACGGGCGGCGATCCTATCCAGGGTCGTGCGCTCTTCCGTGACACTGTGACATTTGTGCCGCAGTTCAGCCTGGTAGTCTGCACAAATCACCTGTTCGACATCAAAAGTATGGACGACGGGACTTGGCGCCGGATACGCGTATGTGACTATGTGTCGAAATTCGTGGAGAATCCCTCGTCCAACCCTGACGAGCACGAGTTCAAAGTTGATAAAGAGATGGAGAAGAAGTTCGAGAGATGGAAGCAAGTATTCGCCGCCCTGCTCGTCAAGAAAGCGTTTGAGACAGGTGGTGAGGTCGAGGACTGCGACAT